TGGGCAAGTGTCACCAGGCGAAAGTTCGCTCTTGCCTGATTGTTCTTGCTTAGCAAGCTGGAGAAAGCTCGTAGGTCTAAGCTTCTTAAGGGTAAATCCCCTTTTAAAGCCACTGCTCCTCGCTCGTCTCTAGCGCAAGACCCGTTCACGTGGGGTTCTCGTCCTGCGTGTGCGTTGTTTAGGTATTGGGATCCGGATACGAAGGCAACTTCAGCTATCCTGATCAAGAATCCCGCAGCCGTTGTTGCGACCATCCATTTATTGGCACAGCCAGTGTTTGGTGAGGTCACAGCACAAGCCGCGGTTTTCGCTGCTGGTTGTGACGGTGAGTTTGGCCTCTTTGACGCCAACCCCGCCGAAGTTGAGTTCGCTGAGAAATTGGCTCGAGCTCCTTGTCCGCAACCTGTTGGTCCTTGGCCAGCAGCTGCGCTCCACAGTCAGCGGTTCATACGAGAGGCTCCCCCGGCGGTTTTGACTGCGACGGTAGTTCCTCCCGCACCTCCCACTACAAACGTTGAGGCTCCGGTCTCCGTGCGTCGTGTGTCTGAGTTGCTAGCTCGTTTGAAAGCCGAATATCCTGGTCAGCGGATTGGCCAGCAGGGTGAATACCTTGTTGTCCATTTCGATCAGAACCACGTTTCGGTCAACATTCGAACTGGTGTGCGTACCTTCTTTGGTAGTTCTTGCGCTTTTCCTGCTAGGCAGAATCCTTGCCCACCTTCGACTCCCGTCGTTGACGAGGAGACCGAGCCAGAGTGATCTGGATCAGTCTATCCCCGTCTTAATCGACCGTGTTGTTGCTCCGTCCGCCGCTTACCCCGGCTGTTTCATCGTTGTCGCTCGTTGCCCGTGTTGCGGGACCGAACATGGCGGTGCGATGGCTCCAGGGACTTGGGCTCATCATCGCGGCCTGCTTGCAGGCTGCCGTGGCATTTGGGCCCACTTTCCTCACTGGTTCGTGGGCGGACCTAGCAGCCCCACTGGTCGTGATGGAGTTGATCAACACGACGCTGATGTGTCCGGCCGGAAACGGCAACGTGAGCACATGGGCGAACGTTGAGATGTTCTTCCTGACCATGTTCCAGCTTCCAATTATGTTGGTTGGTGCTCTATGGATGGTAATTGTTCGGTGTTGGGTCTTCTATGAGGGCCTAGCAGACCGTGTATTAGCCTCTGTAGCACTGTGGTTGGCCTATCGCGGGTCCATGTGGCTCGTGCACTGGTGTGCCACCCTGCGGCCTTTCTTCGCCGCGGGTTCCATCTTTTTGGTGGTCGGGTTGCTATTAATGCTGGAAAATCGTGCGAGGAAGCTTTTATCGTACTATCGCTCGTACCGTCAAGCGGTGCGTGATAGTGGCAAAGCTCTCCCGCTGGCCCCCCAGCAACTCTCCCCCCGTAGCGTTCGGATCGTCCCAACAGACGATCAGAGCGGTCTCGCTTTGGAAGTAGTTGTGAACGGTGCACCTGTCAGGGTCTCTCTTAGTCCAACAAACGCTGTTGCTTTGATGAGCACCTCCCTGCCACAAAATCAATCTCGTGGCAAGGAGATGGCTATCCCTGGTAAGGTTCCCACTGCGATCAGCAAACTCCCTGCGGGATTGGTTTCACTCCGCGTCGGGAATGTTGTTGTTGGGATGGGATGTCGAATTTCCTTCATATCCAAGACTTATCTTCTCACTGCTGCGCATGTGCTTAAGGAAACCCGAAAGTACGTTGTGCTGCTTGAGGCCGATGGTAAGACTCATCCTCTCAAAGAAGATTGGCCGCTCGCCCTTTGGGCTCGTAGTGACCAGTTAGATCTCGCGATGGTTGAGGTCCCTCCAGCGGTCTGGTCAGTTCTTGGAGTGAAGGCCCTCACGATTGGTGCGGTTAGCACTCACACGGTTCGTGCGGCGAAGGTTTATGGCTTCTCTCAAACAGGGACGCCTCAGTTTGATTTTGGTGATGTAGTTGCTGATAAAAGGCAGCTTTTCCAACTTACTCACACTGCCTGGACCCAGAAGTCGTATAGTGGAACCCCCCTCATTGTGGATGGGAAAGTGATTGGCGTGCACACTGGTGCTGTGGAAGTAGGACCCCCTGCTAACAAAGCTACTAGTCTTGCTTGCCTCCTTTTGTACATCCGCAAGGAGACCCCTCATGCTGAAGGCAATTGGTCGGAACTCTCGGAAGATGAGTATGAACGTATTCGCGAACAGAATGAGCGTGCGGATGAGTTAGAACGCCAGGTTGAAGTGTACACGAACTTCGAAGAGAGCGCGTATGAAACGCGTCTCAAATCGATAGGGACTGAGTACTCCCGGGAAGATATAGCTCTCCTCATGAAAGGGAAGCGTGCTTGGGCTGATTATGAAGAGGATGAGGACCTCCCAGAGTCGGATGCTTGGAAGGAGTTTCTGCCTCCGCGGCCAGCAACGCGCGTCGACACCCTACGCAAGGAACCCATTGTGCCTGAAGTGAGTGTACCTCTTCCTGCCCCAAAGCCGTTGCGACCTCCGTTGAGCGTTGATAGACACTTGGGCGCTACTATGCGCGCCAAGCCGTTGGATCCGCCTCCGTTGAGCCCTCTGCCTACACCGGTTTCGATGGTGCCTCTCGCTGCTCCTAAGCAGTTGATGAAGCCCATCGCTCCGGTGGCGCCGATGAAGCCAATCCCGCCAGTGCGAACTGTTGGGCCTAAGCCTCCTCCGCGTGGGAAGGAATCGCAGGAGCTCTCTTTAAAAGCCAGTGGGCCCGTTTCGGAGGTAACGGGTTCCCAACCCTTAAAATCCTCAGAGACCTCGGTAATTACATTTGGTTCGATACAGATTCCCCTATCGGGACTGGAACAGGCGTTCCCCTCCGCTCAGTCGGAAAGTGCGCCGGCCGGTTTCCAGGTGGAGGCCGCAAAGCGGAAACGCTCGCGGCATCGAAAGCCAAAGAATTAATGCCCGAGTTGCGTACATGGAGCTGGCCAGAGCGCGGCGCTCGCGCCGAGCTGGACAGCCTCGTGTATCAAGCAGGACGACATGTGGTTGCGCCAAAGCCCCTTAATTGGGGCCAGGTGGCCGACCAGGTGCTAAGTTTGTACCCTAAGACGTGGGTTCCGAAAGGACTCGCTGACGAGGATTTCAATTTGGCATTTGAACTGCAGTTACGGAAGATTGACGTCTCCGGTATTATCCGTCGAGATGTGGTCTACAAATCGAGCCCTGGCGTGCCTTTAGTGCTGCTGGGTCGTGAAAACGCGACTGTGCTTAACGAGCATCAACAACTCGTTGAGAACGCCGTGTTGGAGCGACTGCGACTCTTTGTTTCCGGTCAATGGCGCGGGTTAACAGCCCGTCAGCTCGTTGAACAAGGTTTCTGTGACCCAGTTCGCTTGTTCGTCAAACAGGAGCCTCACAAGGGTGAGAAGATTCAAGCAAGGCGTTTCAGATTGATAATGTCTGTTTCGCTTGTTGATCAGTTGGTTGAGCGCGTGCTCTCTGGCATTCAGAACCGGGCCGAGATTCGTTCTTGGTTCGAAATTCCTAGTATGCCAGGGATCGGGTTCTCCGACGAGCAAATTCGTCAGGTGTGGGCAATCTTCAGCCCAGACCTCCTTTCCAGTGTACAAACTGATGTGGAGGGATGGGATTGGAGTGTCCAAGAGTGGGAATTGCTAGGCAATGGTGAGATGCAAATCTCCCTAGCCGGTGCTAGCCCAGAATCCGCCTATGCCGAGTGTGTTCGTGCGCGTGCTTACTGCCTGTCTCTTGCGGTCTTTTCCCTTTCGAATGGGGATCTCATAGCCCAGATGATTGCTGGCATTCAGAAGAGTGGTAGTTACACCACCGGGAGTGGAAACTCTCGGATGCGAGTGACTGCTGCTATGCTGTGCAAAGCTCTCTGGGCGCGTGCGATGGGCGACGATTGCATTGAGAGGACAACGCTCAATAAGGATGAGATGGTAGCATCTTATCTGCAGATTGGGCACCGCCTCAAAGCAGTCGATCGCTGTCGCCCCGATTCTTTTGAGTTTTGTAGCAGCCGGTTCTCGCTCCGTGATGGTCAACCCATTGCGGAACCGGAGAATTGGTCGCGGACTTTCTACCGTCTGTTGAATCAGAAGGAGAGTCATGACCAGCTGCTCGCTCAGTTTCGGTATGAGATGCGTCATTCAAGGCATCTGGAGTCCTGCTTGGGAGTGTTGTTCCGGGTGGGGTGGTACCCGGAAAACTCCTTCGGCCAAGAGCCTCAGAGTTTTCAAATTGACGATGAATGCCAAGCAGAAAGGCAAGGCGGTGGGCGGGACTCTCTCGAAAGAGGAGCTCCGCTTGCGCTCTGAGCAATCCCGACGAGACAAGCAACGTGCGGCTGCATCCTCAGCAGGAGCAGCCAAGACCGTTGCAAAACTCGGGGCAGCTGTTGGTGCAGCCAGCAGCAAGCGTGGTCTTGGCCTCAACGCTGTTGCCCACGAGTTCCTCTTGTCCGTCATTGACCCATCTCGCAACTGTTGCAGGCTCCCTGGAACAGGAGATGAGCCAAGCGTCCCCTTCGCTTTTGGTCCGACGTACGACCTTGATTTCTCTGGAGCGTTTAACGCAGGTGATGATGTTCCGGATAAAGAGTGCGTTATCCTCAAGCGACGAGACAGCCTCCTCCTCGACACAATCGTCTGGCAGCGCACAATCACAACTGCGTCTGTCTACACAGGAGTGTTCAGGACCGTAGATACGTCCACGGGTGCTGGATCGTTGGGTGCTACTGCTGCCCTCACTGTGAATTCTTTCGACACTATTGAGTTGATGCCACTGTTCTTACAGTATTCCTCTGGTGACGATCTTCATGGTGATGAGCAGTATCTGGCGGCCGACGGCAATGGCCGACATTGGCTCCTCTTGTCAAAAGGAGCTCAGATTAGTTTCACGACTGGTGCGCCCTCGCTGGCTGCGAATACGTACTGGTACTTGCAGGCTCGTGATGGTCCTGACACCATCATTGATGGTATCGCTGGTTCCAGTATGACGGCGACGACGTACACATCCACCATTCCGTACACTGGTTTCTATCGCTTGATGGTGACCTGCGGCAACGCAGGCCTTTCCTCAGCGATCACTGTCTCCGCGTTTTCGGTCACTCAGCCGACAACGCGTGGAGCATGGCGCCAGTTGTCGGTTCAGGATGTATCTGATCAGTTTGACGAGCTGGATTCTTTCCGTGTGCATGGTTCCAGTCTGCTTCTCACGCAGGCTTCCTCGGTCACCGACATGAACGGTCGAGTTCTGCAGATGCAAGTCCCTGCTGGACGCGATGTGCTCTTTGCGCTTCGCAAGTCCTTCACGGACTACGCTCACACGAACACCCGCATGTTCACTCCGAGGGACCTGTATGAAGGCGCTTACTCCTACACCCGCATAGCTGACAAGGTCAAGGACCTGGCCCTGCGTAGTGAGTGGGAGGTGGACGCCGGAGGCGTTCTCGCCTCAGCATATTGGCCCATAGTCTCCCAAAGTCCCATGCTGGTCTATTACCTATACGTGCCGAATTCCGCCGGTAGGGTTTTCACGATCCAACCCGGGTTGTCGATCTCCGCGGATGGTGATAGCCAGTGGAAGGACCTGCAAGAGGCTGAGGGTGACGATAAGTGCGTTGATGACGTCATCGCACTGACTCGTCACATTCCACAGCACATGGAGAACGAGACGCATGAGAATTTCATCAGTCAAGTGGCTGACTTGGCTGCTATGGCCGCCCCCTTCATGGGTGCGTACGGCCCTGGTGTAGCCTCAGCTGCAGCCATCGCGAAGATGCTTTCGTCTAGCGGTGGTGGTTCTGGTGGACCTCAGCGCCGAATGCCCAAGATGATGAATGGGCGTTCCTGAGTATAGTCTCTCAGTCGTCAAAGACTCTGGGTGCAATGTGCACCACCCTTCCCTCGGGTTGTCCTTGGGGGGGACCTAACTATCCAGGTTGTTTGTTGTATTTATAGGCGATGGATTTCGTGGCCTCTGCGATGTACGCATAGCGAGTCGCAGGAAAGCCGCATTGCTATTTCATGATAGATACTTGGTTAAAGAGCTAGCATGCCTGCTAGCCTCCTGTAAATGTTAGGTGGGCGTTTTATGCCTTGTAACGTACGCACAAGGCGGCGACCACATACTGGTTGCGGTGAGTTGTTGAACTCGTAGAATTTCC